AGCTATCATTGTGTAAAGATCTTATATACTCTTTCTTAACACCACCCACTCTATCAGCATAATAATATATTGTAGGCTTTGTTTTACGATCATACCTACTGCTTTTTACACCTAGAATATTACCTACATTCCAACCATAGCTGTAACTTTTATCAACATTGTACAACTTACCATTCTTCATCTGAAACTTAGCCTTAAGAGTCTGAATCCAATACTCCTTAGAGTGCCAGAGATCAGAGAACTTAGATACCTTAAGACCATTTAGTTGTGGTGTAGCTATCTGTGTAGTGGCATACTTAATCAGTTTAGTGATATCCATCTGCTCACCTAGGTGATCGATATATCTATCACTATTATCATAGTATGCATATAGAGTAGCAAGATCACCATCACCTTCAGCTTTCTCATTGTATTTCTCAACGAAATGATTAGCAACATCAGTGATTCTAGCCTTGATAACTTCTTTAGCTTCAGCTGTATATCTCAATGCTTCCCTGTTTGGTGTTGGATATAGGCCATCAGTCAGACTAAATCTCACACCAAGTGGCATTCTGATTCTTTCCATATCTAGCTTCTTCCAATCAATAGGATAGTATACATCATCTAGACATACATGCATCTCTTCGACTTCACATAGCTCAGACCATTGATAGTACTCGCTTCTATGTATAGTGAAGTTGTTATCTATCTCTTTGACATCAAAGTATACATTCTCAAAGTAACACAGCTGCTCTTTGATCTTACGTCTAAAGTCATACTCATCATAAGACCTAACCGGTATAATTATCTTAACACCGTTACGTTCATCAGTACGCTTGCTGTACAATTGATCAATAGTATTAACATCTTCACCCTCATACATCATGTACTTACGCTCCATTCCATCTTTTCTAGCTATGAAATAGAAACTAGAACAATAAGCTAGTGGTGCTTTGAATCCTAGACCCATCATACCAAGCTCGTTTTCACTATCACGCTTGGTTGATTTACCATACTTACTAATAATGTTCTCAACATCTTTATGGTTCAGACCTATACCGAAATCCTCAACAGTAAACTCCCATCCTGTATCTCCTACACGTAGAGATACTACAATTGGGTCTGTTACACCAGCTCTTCTGTGGCTGTCCAGTGCATTACTTGCACATTCTCTAACAGCAGAACCAACCTCATCAGAATATAGATTCTTACTCAACATCTGCATTAGGACTTGAGCTGACTCTATGTCTAATGACATCTTGGTACTGCTTTGTGTTTCTCCAGTTTGGAGAACTCTTGCTTCTTTCTGTTTTTTAATTATCATATTTATTAATTTAATTGTTAATCGCAGTTAAAGTAGTCATCATTATTGGTGTCTACTACAGCTGCTTGTTTAATCCTAAAGATATTCTTGAAGTTAAAGTCAAACTTCTCTATCGGATCGTTTTCATTAGGCATTCTAAATTCAAGATCCTTGTAGGTATACTGCTTGTTATTCCATTGATTTGTAGAAGTTCTTACTTTCATAGGTCTTCTACATTTCACTGCAATATATCTAGTTCTACCTTTATTCCAATGACCACTCCACTGGTGCCTCTGTGCACTAGGACGTGGATCTTCTACCAGTTCAAATACATGCTGGTCTGCTCCTGAGTTTGTAATTACAACATCACCTTTCTTGAGGAGCCCAATATCGGTGATGAGGTTCTGTTCTATATTCATAGTTTTAATTGTTAAAATGGAACTTCAGCATTTTTAAGCCATCCAACACTGAATCCATTGTTTTGCATTAATAATTTATCTAGTTTGTTAAAGACTCCTTCAGAGTCCCAATCTGCTCCTTTATAGGCTGCACTGGCTGGGTGCGATACTACAAAAGAGTGTGAGAATATACCCATATACTTCTGGTACTTAGCTGCATCTTTACCTAGAAAGACAACAGGTACCCCAAGTGGCACAAGTATATTATCAAACAGATACTTAATAAAAGGCTCCCATATTTCTATGTGAGATCCTGCTTTATTCTTCTCTGTTGTTAGAGCTGCATTCAATAGCAATACACCTTGCTCAGCTAGATAACTAAGATCCGGTGTTACTTCATATGTACCCTTAGGCTGATTGTATTCAGACTCAAGAGCACTATACAGCTGCTGTAGTGATGGTTGTATATACCCAGTAACAGAACAACTCATCATGAGTCCGTCCGCTACAGGCTTACCATTCTTAAATGTATGATAGGGTGACATACCCATGAGCACTACCTTAAGCTCATCCATAGGACACAGCTTGAACGCTTTCCATACATCTTTAGAGAGTGGAGCTATTTGCTTTCCTCTCTTACTATCCTTCTTCAAGTGAGCATATAATAAGTCACACTCTTCGCTTTGAACAAAGCCTTTCAGCTTCTCATGCCAAGAAGGATGTATATTGTTTTTAAATTTATCCCAATTCATTTTATTGATTTTATCCAGTTAAACAAATCTGTCTCAGGTTCCCAGCTTAGCCAGAAGTATGCAGCATACACATCTGCTTTAGATCTCTTGATCTCATTACGTTCTGCAATGAACTTAATGTTATCACTAAATGCCTTAGCTATGTCTATAACTTTATACTCTTTACCTGATCCAATATTAAGAATAGCATGACTGCCTATAGATTTATAGATAGCAGCTGCTACATCTTTAACATAAACAAAGTCTCTAGTTTGTTCACCATCCCCTGTAACTGTAACAGGATGACCGTTCTCCACTTGAGCTTTAAATATAGGAATAGCTGATACATATCCACCAGTATTCCTTTGTCTTTCTCCATACACATTAAAGAACCTGAGAATCATAACGTTGTGTTCTTTGTATGATCTAGCCATGTCTTCCATTAGAAGCTTAGCAGAAGCATATGGTGATTGAGGGTACACCAACGATTCTTCATTCAGAGGAAGTTCTTCGTTATCTCCATACACAGCAGCTGTAGAGGCAAGAACAAAGTTCTCACATCCACAACAGATAGCCCACTTCATAAGTTTATCTGTCCCGTATGCTATCTCTGTAAAGTATCTCTTAGCATCTGTAAGACTCTCTTCAACAGATACAGGAGCAGCTAGATGTACCAGAGTGTCAAACTTAAGACCTTCTGGTAACGGATCATTACTACCTATCGTGTGTATAATGATTGGCTCTATCCCATCAGGTAGATTATCCATTGAACCAGTGCTAAAGTTATCCATTACAATAACATCATAGCCCTTGTCCAGTAGATAATCTACAACATGAGAACCGATAAAGCCTGCTCCACCAGTAACTAACGCTCGCATCAGTTGATACAAACAGTATCTCCCTTACCGGGCTCAGCTGATTCAACAACTAAATAGTTATTGTCCAGCCCCTCACTGAGCATTATACTTGGTGTGAAATTTACTTTCTGGTAAGTATTACCTTCGTCATCAGATGAATAGATTACTGTATAGTCTTCTATCTCTGGGTTACGCTTTAGCATATCTACTAAAGTCTCTACGTATTTTCCTAGTGTCATTATCTATCGTATTGGTTATTAACTATATCTACTGTGTCCCACATACTAAGTTGATTAAACTGCTGGGACTGTACATCAAGTACCATCTTCTCATGCTCAAGCTTAGCTTGTTCCGCAAAGAAGTTGTGACACTTAATATGATCTCTCATCCATCTATCTGGATGTATCTCTTTCATTGCAAAAGTTGTATAGTTATACAGCTCCCACAATGTATTGGGTGCACCATAGTCATGCGTAGGTTTATTAAACTCTCTTTGAATAATATTCAATTGAGTAGATTGTAAGAACTTCTCATGTGCAAACATACGTCCTAACAATTCAGATCTACGTTCTTCAGATATCTCATGAGCCTTGAATGCTTCCTTATCATTCTGCATCTTAGTGAATGCATCACCAGACTTTTTGATATATTCTGTGATAGCTGCAGGTGCAAAGTCCTGCACTGTACCTTTATGCATACGTTTAAAAGATCCATGATCTCCTGATACCATACCATTACTACATACAAATACTTGTACGCCTATAGCGAACTTCAATGATGTACTCTTATCATAGCTGTTCTGCCATACTATCTGCAGTTGCATGTCATTATCTTGTACATTCTTGATGGTATATCTACCTGTAGCTATATCACCTTGTCTTGCAGCAATGTAATGCTCTTTATCAAGATCAAATCCTGATTGATATACACTCTCTAGTGTAAGATCGATTAGTTGTTTATGACTAACCGGTTTGTAAGTAGCAGTCTCCTTAGGGACTGGTGCTGTCAGCATTATATCTTTAGCTGACCTGTTTGTATTTATTGTTTCCATTTTTATTTAATTATTAATTTATCTATTAATAGGTCTTCAATGACCTTTAGTCCGTAATGTTTAGCCAAGTCTGCCCAGTCTTTGATTCCCTCAGACAGGTATTTCTTTGGCACATTACAATATTCAAAGCCAAACTTCTCTGTAATTGCTTTTGAATTCTCTACACCTGTTGCATCAGAGTCAAACGATAGTATCTGTCTGTTTGAATTCTCAATAATGTACTGTACATTATCTTCATCAAAGCAGCCTATACCCTCGTTCTGCACTGCACAACAAGTTGGAAAGACTTTCTTCATCACCATATAATCCTTCTTGCTCTTAGTTATGAATGCGATGTCACAATTCTTTATGTCATCTTTACCATCCATAGCTGTGATAGGAACATTATTAGGAACCCATTTGAACTTCTTCTCTGCATATGGTTTGTATATCTTCCAGTGGCCATCATATAGATAACCAAAGGTCAGTACATTAGGATTTACCACCCATCTTTTCTTGTTAAGAAATAGTTCTTGAATCGAATATATGTTGTTTGCTCTAAGATCCTCTTCATCCTGATAGTATTGATTCCAATAAGCTAGCTCTTCATGTGTGAAAGGTTTCGTCTTCACTTGTATAAATGAATAAGACTTAACAACTTTCTCTGGCTGCTTGTATTGAGCTACTATCCTCTTATAATCTTTAACTTTAGTACTAGATATACCTAGTCCAAAGTCCTGATCTATCTTCTTAAGAACATCATCATAGTTACGACACAGGTATAACTCCTTCACAAAAGCAAAGCAATCACCTTTCTTACTGGTGTCACCAAAGTCATAGAACTTTACTCCATGATGACTCTGACTTATAATAAATGATGGGGTTCTCTCCTCCCTGAATGGTGAATAAGTTTTAACATTCAGTTTCCAATTACTGTTTGGCATATAGTATTTAAAGATGTCATACTCTGATATCTTATCAAGTATAGCTTCTTTATTTAGTGTTGATTTTTTTATTCCTCCTATTGCCATATTTATTAAATTAAAAAGCCCCACATTTCTGCAGGGCTTGTTATAAACTAGGGGTTGGGACTCGGTAACCCTGCACGCTTCTTTTCCACGCTTGACCCCTTATCTTTAATAATCATCCCCATCCTCAGATATATAATTATCTGTAGATACGAGATTGTCATCTGGGTTATAGTCTTCTATCTCCTTAAGTTGATAGTAGTCTTTACACCCGTACTCTCCAGTCACCTTAACCACAAATCTTTCGTGCGGTCTTAGCTCTCTAGGTTTACGTGCTTTAAGTTGGTTTACTATCTTAGCATCTGTATAATCTACTAGTCTAAACTGACGCATAGTGTATCCAGATAGGAATGCTTTGTTATAAACACCCTGATACTCAACAGTTTCACCATCACGTTCTTTGGTAACCACTGTTGCCATAGCTACAATAGTATTACACCACTCACCATCTACCTGGTCCTTAAGATCTTTTACGTTACCACGCATAAGTTTAGGCCAGTCAAGTGTTAGTGTAGTATCTGCATGTCTATAGTCTAGTTGTCCCAACCATGTACGTAAGAAATCATACAAGTCTTCCTCACCAATAAATGCCACTCTATACTCACGGTTCTCTTTGAACCAGTCAAATAGATTGTTCTCATCATCAGCCCAAGAAGTCATACCAACACTGTTGATATATTGTTTCTTAGTTTGATCTCTATTCTCACGCTCTCTATCTTCTAGAAAGAATGATACCTTGAAGTTTTCTTTCTTCTTAACTTCCTGCAACCACACATCTACACGTAGGTATGTGTTACCATCCTTTGTCTCTCCTAGATAATTAGTTGCTTTACTGTCTTCTCCTAGTTCTATCCCAAGTACATCTTTATACTCTTCGTTTGTAGGGTTAATGGCAATAACGTTAGCCTCAAATAGACCAACCTTCTTACCAAACTTTGTTTCTTGTCCTGCGGACTCTCTTTTAATTCCACCTATAGTGCTCATATTTATTTATTTAATTTAGTTATAATATTCAATTACTTTTTCTTTAACCAGTTGTAAGTTGTTAGGAACCTTTGTTGTATCAAACATTCCGTCCGGACTCTTTGCTGGTTTCTTTCTGTATCTGTTAGTAAGAAAGCTGTATTCAACATTACCATCCTTACCTTCTTCAACATGCGTGTACAAACATACGGTTAATAATCCTTCTAACAAAACTTGATTGTCAATTAATTTACCTGCTGTTTTAATTTTGTATCCTACTATCTCACCTGCGTCTTCTATAGTCTCAGGATGTGAGTAGTAAAAGATACATAGGTCATCACGCAAACCTCTAGCTGTTCTAAACATGTCTACCATATCTTTAGCCATTACACTAAACTTAGTAAAGCCTGTTTCAGTAGCTTTCTCTACCATTCTGAATCCCATAAGATAATTACTATCTTCAATCACAATGTTCTTTATGTGTGGGGCTTTTTCAGAAATGATCTTTAAGAGTCTGGTCACCTCAACTGGGTCATCTATCTCTTTGTAGTTTTTATTATCTGTATTGTAAAGTTTACCACTACCCTTGAACGGTAGTTCTTTCTTTGCAACGTTTATAATATATGTTTCTTTGGGATCTAAGTGCTTTATTGCTGTTGATTTTCCTGTCCCTGTTTCACCAACAACTCCTATTAATTTTGAACTCATTTTTTAAAATATTTATTATTATTTAGTTATTACAAATATACGAATTTTCTACGTATTTTATCTTAGTTTTATCAAAGAACTCTAGTGCTTTTTGCAACCATTTCAACTCAACATCTTTGTCTGATGATATGATATAAATGTGTGATTTCTTATCAGGAGTATCATACTCCATAGCCATACATCTATTTATCTTTTGAGCTAAGTTCTCTGCATTACTATCAAAGTAGTTTATTATTACTTTGTTAAGTGGCTTGTATGTTACACCAGTGTTACCGATCTTAACAACAGCCATGTGATTACCTTCCCCTTCAGCAAATCTATTGAACGCTTCTTTGTCCTTAGTTTTACTATGATGGGATGGTATACCCAGTGAGTCTGCTATTCTTGTTATACCACAGAATACTAAGATACGCTCGTCAGGATTGTTATTTAGTATCTCCTTGGTCTTATTAAGTTTAGCCACACTGTTCTGTATGATCCTCATACGTGCTAGTCTATGAAACATAGTGTTAGCACTTGTGTACATCATTCTATTAATTTGGCTACTGAGGAAGTTAAACTGTTGAAGTTCTGTTTTCTTTATCTTCTTCTTTGTGTACTCATTGATAACAGTGTTGTCTAGTGGCACTTTGATTACTGTTATCTCGTAGTCTGTTATAACTCCCTCTTTAATAGCCTCTTGTATTGTATACTCTGCCATGACTTCTATACCAAGCTCTAATCGCAGATCTCTCTTGGTCCACTTAGATAGTGTCCCTGTCAATCCTAGAACATATAGATTCTTTTCAAACAGTTCCTGACATACGTCTCTCTGTGCTTGTGATAACAGGTGTATCTCATCGATGATGATGATGTCCCATGTATCTACATGCTTATGCAGAGATCTATGTGTTGTATACACTACATTCTCGTTCTTATAGCCCATCAGTTCAAACTCATCCATCCAAGACTGTTTAATCTTGTTATCCGGATAAGCTATCAGTATATGTGGGTTGTCAAACTTGTTGAGTATATGGATTGCAGTTCTAATCTTGCCAAACCTGGGGCATAGGTTTAGAATCCCAAACCTTCCATGGTCCATCCATATATTAGCAAATTCTTCTTGTCTTTTATCTCTTATTGTCATGGTAGGAAAAATGATTTGTTTACTACAGACTGATAGTCTGCATCTGTTATTGCTCTTCTTCTAGGTAGCTCCTTGAACATACCAATCTGGCCTAAGAAACCTAGACCTATTCGTATGTCATCCTCACCATAGCTATTCTTAATTACACGTAGACTCCTGAAGTACTTAGCACCAAAGTCATCCTTTAGTTTGCTGAGGTCATAACCTGATGGGTCTTCAACCTTGTATCTCATAGGATCAAACAGGGCCATACATATGTCTGAGTCATTCTGTGTAGTAGAACTATCAGCAAAGTCTTCCATCTGTGGTTCAACATCACCATTCTTTATCCTGATAGGATTAGATATGGACCGGTTGAACTGACTAACAACAACTGGTGAGTATCCATAGAAGTCACGTGCATACCTAAGCTCATCGCTCATCTTGTCAATAGCTTCCTTCTTAGTAGGCTGTGCACTGGTAGTCTTGAGTAGACCTATATGATCCAACACAACTAGTGTTATCTCATTAGGGTTATCAGGTATGTATCTCTTGTTATACTTATCTACCTGTACTATCTCACCACGTTCTAGTGCATAAGCTTTGAGATCTTTAGCAATACCTACTGGGTTCTCGGGCCCATCTATAAGTGTCACTATCTCCATCATCTTATTCATGTAGTCTTCGTACATAAGAAATAAGTCATGCTCATCACTAGTCATCTTACTAGTCCAACCTAGTAGTTTATTAACAGGAATGATTATACCCTGGTCTAGAAAGATCTTTCTACATGTCCACTTAGCTAGCTTGTAAGTCTGACTACGCTCCATGGATCTATACCACACCTTGATTCTAATACCAGATGCTCTACCTTCTTCAGATAGGGCCCAGTCTACTGGGTTAAGTACAAACGCATCATCGATAAAGCTAGTCTTCCCTGAACCGGTAAGCCCACCTATCAAGTAATACATAGACCTACGGATCCCAACATACTTGTTAAGCCTGTCAAATCCCATAGGTATACCACCGTTTCTACCAGCTAGACCTTTGTCTACCTCCTCTTTTAATAGTTCAAATCCCATTTCTTTTCTTGTTTATTTCTTTCTTTATCTCCAGTTTGTTATACATCTTCTTCCAATATATATGTCTCACTGCTTCTCCCAACTCAAAGTTGTTAGGATACTTTTTTACTAATTTCTTTAATGGTATTTTCATAATTATATATCTGTTGACCCAGTTGGTTCTGCAGGCTTTGTATCCTCACCTATCAACTCTATGAACGCTTCAAACGTCCTTTGGTTTAGGTATGTCAGACTGTTCTGCATATACGTGAGTCTGTTTTGTTTTGTTTTCATTGACATGTTCACCTTCTGAGATATCTCTATCTTAAGTGCTTCTATCAGCTGCTCAGCTGTGTAATCACCTTCGTTCAATATATTATTAAACTTGATCTTACATGCTTGCTTATCTTTACGCAGTGCTCTAGTACCACTGAACTTCCTACCTTGGTATGTAAAGGTATCAGTACCTGGGTACAGCTTCCACCATTCATCGAATGCTGTTGCGTTAGGTTTCTTCTTAACAAATTTTGTTTGATTGTTATCCTCCCCTACAAATTTAAGCAAATCTTTGCCAATAATAGTAATTTTTTCATCATCTTTTGTTATCAATCCCTTCCTTACAAGTGACTGATATATAGCAGATAATCGCATGCTATCTTCGTACAATGGTTTAACATCATACTTTGCATCAATTAACTTCAGTAGATAGATTACGTCTAGGCTGTAGCTTCTCTTGATGAGCTGTTCGAACTGTTCTGGTGTTATGTGTAGCTTCATCGTTTAATTGTTTATTTAATTGTTGTAGTTCAATATATTCCCTCTCAGAAGAATAGAGCTGGTCGTTAGCCAGCTCATGTATCTCCCAATCTAATCTAACAAACCCCATTATTTCTTAGGCTTGTTCTTTGACCCCTTAGGTCTACCCCTCTTCTTAGGTGCTTTACCACCCACCCACGCTTCATTAACGTTAGGTGTAGAAGGATCATCACCCTTAAGTTGACCTTTCTTATTGCGTGCTCTTTTAGGAGCTACAATTTTATTAGGTTGCTTAGGTTCTCTATTCAGCACATATGATAAGAATAATATCAGTGCTATAACACTCACTACGAATGCTACTATTGTAATGTGATTATTGTCCATATTTATTTATTTATTGGTTTATATTAATCTTTAATTCTCAATCCGAATTGTTCAAGAAACCAATCCAAACATGCTTTAGCTTTATTAGTATTAAACTTAAACACTTTCTTCATGGTTCTTATTGCGTATTTATTAAACTCAATACGCTGCTTACTGGTCATAGTCCAGTTAAAATACCACTTGTCATCATCTAGTGTATCCACTAGTCTCTTACCAACCATATCTAGTTGATATTCAATGAGATGCCTCATGATATTACCTCTATTAATAGGTGCTTTCTTTTTCATCCAAATAAATTTAATTGATTAGGTGATACCTTTGTCTTTATTCTTTTACCTCCACTCCTTATCTTATTTATTATCTTCTCAGCTCTATGTATATAGTATGTGTAATTTATGTTATCTAACTCATTCGGATTAGGAAGGTAGTTACATACAGTACACACCCAATCACCAGCTTCTGCTTGTGATCGTTTAACAGCTTTACTTGCTGACTCCTGCTTACGTACTTTGAATATCTTCTCACCGGTCTTAGACACATAGTATCTAATCAGTTTATTATACTCAGTACGCTCAGATGAAGTAGTGTGAATTCCCTCGAAATAGAAGTCTTTAGAAGCCTTCTTTCTGATACAGAAGTCAAACAAGTTAGCATGTTTTGTTATGGTATCCCGTACAGGTATACCGTTTACATAATATTGTTCAAGAGCGAGAGGAACTATCCTAGCAGATTTGTTCTTATGCAGTTCAAAGTCTGTTAGAAAGTCCCCCTTCTTCTTGACATAACCATCTGGTGTGATGGCTATATAATCATTGACTGTCGAAAAGATTATCTTTTGATAATCAGTCCTCTCCAGCACATATTGGGTAATTTCTTCCCAGTCCTTATTAATCTCATGCATCAGAGGTATTAGGTTCTTCTTAACCCGGATAGTTACACCGTCTGTATTAGCAGAGATCACCTGTATGCCATTCATCTCATATTTTTCAATAAGCATCATCAAACTAAGCTCACCAGTGATAGTGGTAAACATAGTTAGTTGCCTATCATAGATCCATGATAGCATATCAGATGATTTCCCATAGACAGAGTTAACTGCCAACTTAAGGGCTCCAATAATACCTCTAGTTTTAGCATCATCTGCACCACTTTGCTTCATCGCTAGTCTTCTCTCGTACATCTCTCGATATCCTCGTAAGAATGGAAGCCCTAAGTGTGCAGGATACTTTGCATTGTTAATAATAATGGCTGGATAGTAACTAGCTACATCCCAGTCAATAATCTCATGGTCTTCATCAGCTTCAAATACAGATGGTTTATTCTCGGTGTGTAATCCTCCTCGCATAAACGAGTATCTGGAGCCATAGAAATCTATGTGTTCTTTGAAGTCATCACGAAGACCAAGTTTTAGCCCTTTGATTTTATTAAGGAACTGTTGCAGCTGTTCAGTTTCAAACTTAACATACTGTGCTATACAGTTCTTGATATCTATACTCTTTCTGAAATAACCTTTTCTAGGAAGTTCTTTAACATCGATGTTTCTTTCCTGGCAATAGAACTTCTTGATTATCTCATCACCAATCTTACTATCTGAATAATTCAGACAAGGTATATCAAACTCATCTTGTATGTCAAGTCTGAGCTGTATCTGATTATTACCCTTGTAAAGTGGATGATCTGTGTCTCCTATAGTTATCTTATAGAATTCATAGGTTGCATCCACATCATTAAAACAGTACTGCAAAGATTGAAATACTTCATCCTTTGTTAGTCCTGTCTTACTATGGTGTATAGGCATCTCCTCAATATTCTCTAGGTCCATTTCGAACTCTAGTCTCTTCAGGCTAACCCTTCTATTCTTATTGTCGAAGTGGTGTATCTTAAATAGATCTATTTGCTTATTGTGTAGTTCCCATTCCCTATACTTTGGAAACACATCGTAATTAGCATCATGGATTACATCTTGAGCCTCGAGTGCTATTTTAGCACATATCTCAAGACCAGAAAGCTCATGCCAGAACTCTGCATTACGGAATATATACTCAAGAACTTGAGCATCAAACCTAAGGTTGTTATATCCAACCCAATACGTAGTTCTATTCTGGTCTGCGAACTTCAGGAAAGAGTCTAGCTGGTTCTGCCATTTACTAATAACAAAACTTTTGGGTGTCTTACCTGGTTGCATACAGACCACAATAAAGCATTCTTGCATAGTCTCTATATCATAGATTATCACATCTTCTACCATAATAATTAAAAGGATTATTCTTTATTACAAATTTAACAAATTTAGTTAGTTTACCAAATAGTAAACCCACCACAATCACGTAAAAACTTGATAAAGTTCATTACATGTCGCTTGTCACAAGCATGTGAGGGATAATATACGGTAGTTCCTGTATCTGCAAGCATTATACCGGTGAATGTAACCTTACCTAGTGGTAACTCTTCATCCAGTTTGTTGCGTATCTCTTCAGGTATAAATGTACCTGACTGGTCTGTCCAAGATCCTAGGTTCATATACAATGTATCATAATCATCTTCGAATCCACCATCTGTCTCTAGTATATCCTCTAGTGCATCTGCTAGTTCATCACATTGTGTTTGATTATCTAGGCCCTTACCATCATTAGAGCCCCAATGCTTGAAGTCTATGTCTAAGTCATGCTTCTCAGCAGCTACCTCACATAGCATATGTATTGGTCTCCAACCCCACCAGTTACTTCTGAAATAATAACCAGGATTAGTTTCCTCAAACTCATCTAGTAGTTTGAAGAATTCATCCTTAGCTGCTCTTGTGTGCTCTTTACTCCAGTCTATCTCAGGCTTTACGCCTATCCACTTATCTTTTTTACCGTATATATCTACTCCCATAATATTTATTTTATTTTAGCGAACAGAGATACAAACTTATATACCTGATAGTCTAGAAGAAGTTCTTTTGTTTCTTGGTCTTCCCATTGACCACCTGCTACCTTCTTCACTCTGTTACCAGTTACATGGCTTCTCATCTCTGTATTTGTTAACTCTATTTTATCCATTACTTATCTTTTTGAAAGCTGCTTTCATTTGCTTCTCGTCTTTAACATACTTATTCTTAATAGTTTCGACCATCCACTTATGAAAGGCTTGCTTTCTTGTTTCTAATTTTATCACTTTTGTCATATTTATCTTGCATTTCTAACCTCGTTTTCCCAGTCATAGTCTGGTTCCCTGGTTGTTTTACGTGTCCACCTAATTACTTTAGGCCTCTTAACTTCTATCACAATTGTTTGTCTTTTACAATTCTGACAATGTGTCTCTACTTGACTACTTGTCCACTCTTCCTCACAAGCCCGACAATAATAATCATATAAGACTTCTTTTGTTTTGGTTTTATTCATAATTTAATTTTGTGATGTGTCTGACTCATCATCCTCATCTGGTGATAAGCCACGCAAGATCACACGATCTGATTCATAATGTGGTTGTATAAAGTTATTAGCTAACTCTCCTTCATCAACGAGTATTTCACATAGACCATCAAAATCTTGCATAATGATGTTCATCTCCTTGACTGTAAACTCCCACAGTTTATCGTCAGCATGTCCAGGATCAAACCAAGCAATCTCATCAGGTGTAGCAATAACTTTGCTATCATCATCAAGTATTACTGGCTGTACAGGCATGCCCATCTCTGGTGGTATTTCAAATATACCCTTATCAATGAGCTCTGACTGTAATTGATCGATACAGTATATGTCCACAAACTCTTTATCAGTTCCTGGATATCTGACATTCATAAATAGCGTTCCTTTCTTGATTGTATCAGGATTGTAATGATTGAACGCTAGTTCTGCTGCTATCCAAACGTATTCTCTATTCATTTGAATCGTAAGGATGAGCCATTAGTTCTAAATTCTTGTCCACAGTTACCACATTGTGCCTCATTACGAGCATAATCAAAGATAACATAGCCTTTAAAACAGGCTGGACAAAGAACAGCTGGTGTTCTGTTGCTAGTGTGTGCTTCCATTTCATATTTGTTAATTTAGTTAATATTTATTAAAAGACCAAGAAGCAGTAGCGTATGAAAAAGAAAAAATATATATAGGTTGCTACTGCTTATGGTCCACTTGATTAAACTACCAATCAAATTAGCATTAATCCTCCTCTATTTCTTGTGCTGTTTGCCTTTCGATTTCTTCTATTCTTTCGTAGTCTAATAGATCTATTATGTTTGTGTCTTCTACAAGTATCTTACTTGCTTCAAACTCAGCTGGTGAACCTGGATAATCATATGTCCTTGGTTCACTTGATGTATAATAACCTTCACATGTAAGGTATATACCCATGTATTTAATTGTGTATGTCTTTTCCATTTTTATTTTGTTATCAAAAAGAGTCTGAGCACATCTATAGGTATTACAACCTTTGTATTATTTCATAGATGCACTCAAGAAGTGCGTAAGGGACTCTTCTAACACTGTGAGATCAACCACAATGTTTGAAGATGCTTTTCTGTTATATCGCTTTTATTCCTCTATCCCCAAGCCTGCAGACTTTCACTTCTTAGGTTTCTTGTTATGGTTTCTACGTTTTTTATTACTCTTCTCTCGAGATTGTTTCCTTGCCTTGCGTAATACTTTAAGTATCTCAAGGCCTTCATTAAGCCAATGTTTCATTTCAATAGAATTTATCTCTATCATTGTGCATGTTATCATTCTCATGCCAATAGATGAGGATGTTCAACACTACAACAATGATAGCATATATTATTATAAATGTTATTTGTGTATCTGTCATGATTAATAACCTAATTGTTCTAGTTCAGAGTCATCTGCTTCCACAGTGTACTCTCCATTCTGTATACTACAGACAAACATGATGCTCGCTGCAAATGCAACCAGTCTAAATCTATAGAATGCTGTAGGTAGTAGTTTAATCGTTCTCTTTTTCATGATATTATTATTAGTATAAATGTTATTATTAGTCCTATATAAGATATGCCTAGACATATCATGGCAGATTCATACTGTGCTTCTGATCTGCCTTGTCTGTTTCTGTAATCCTCTTCAGTCATCATAGCCTTCTGAATCTGCGTAATTATACTTCCAAGGTTTATATAGATGCAACAACCAGTATGTACGTGTTAGTGCATCTCTCTTAGTTTCATATCTCTCACAATCTGAAAACAGTTGGTTCTTTGAGTATATTTCCCAAGTTCCAAATGTCGCTCTACATGGTTCTGCTATAGATACTGAGAATTCCTCATCATTGTAAATCCATAGATTACCAACTATAGTATAGTTCATGTAATTATTAAGAAAGTCTTCATACTTCTTATCTTCATGAGCCTCTGTACTATACCACTTTGCAAATGCTTCATGACTAGTAGGTATTGGTTCTTCAGTAGGTGGCCACTCTCTAAAGTCACCACAAGCATTAACATCATCATCTATATCATCCTCTTCATCAAGGTAATCGTCCATCCAACCATAACGATCCATCCATTCCTGCTCCTCTTGCATTCTATGATAGGCATTCCATCCTTCATCATATATTTTATCATATACAGGAAAGAAAAGTTTCTTAACTATATATACACCAAAGTTTATTAATTTGTCTTTCATATCTATTTATTGCTATATTTATTTATTTATCACATCAAAAATATAAAGTGGGAAAAAGTGGGATTAAACACCCTATGTCAATACTTCTTTTCTTTTATACACATAAAATACAAAGAAGTTACATTTAAAATGCCCAACCCTAGTACTCTTCCCACCCTATATATAACTAAAAGCCCCCGTTAGGGGGCGTTAGTCTTACTCAAAGGCAATTAAGTCCTCAACTGCAATCACAGGTGTTTCCATTTCAGTACCTTTCGTCACTGCACCTACCTCAATCAACTCGCCTTGTGGCATTTGGATTTGAGGAAAGACCTCCCCTTTGCTATCAGTTTGCTTGTAAACTGATAAGGCGTAGAGATTATTCTTTGTAATCTCTTTGTTTCTAATTCCCTTAGAAACTCGAGGAGAACAAGTAATCGCAATACTTTCCTCCTTATCGTGATCCTTAAAGACACACATTAGGTTCTTATCAGGATTATGAAAGTTAGAAGGAATAAAGTAAAGTTTAGAGCCTTCACCAATTAAGTCCCAGACTTTACCGACCTCTTCTCTTGTTGTTGAAGCAGTAGAGAACGACTGCCAATTTAATAGATTTTCCATTTTTTATAATTTTTAGGAATTAATGTTAATTAACGCAATGGTGGGGGTCTACCCCCAACTTGCAAAAATACAGTGGGGTCTCGAATGGGAGGGGTCTCCTGTGGCACACACACGGTGTGGGGGGTGTTTTTGAAAAAGGGCATTTAAAATTTGGAAGTTTGGGGTAGAATGTTATACCTTTGGTGGGTGGGTGGGATATTAAATAATAAGTGTATAACTTATTTAGGTTCCTTCAGACCAGTAAAACAATGAATGTTTGCCCATAATATAGCTTTTCTAAAAAGATTGTTTGGTAATGTCAAATAATTTTTTTATATATTTGCATATAAAAGCCAATATAACTAAATAATGGAAGCACAGAAAAACCGATTAGTTCAAAAGTTAGCAAAAACATACTTAGATAAGTATAGTGTTGCACAGAAGTACTACTCATTGCTTTCTGCTCTTAATGATCTCAAGCTCACTGAGCGAGAAATACAGCTTGTAGCCTACACTTCAATCAAAGGTACAATCACATATGCGAACGCTAGAGCAGAGTTTTGTGAAAAATATAATACCACTACAGCCACTATCAATAACATCGTTAGCAAGCTTAAAAAGGTGGGTATATTTGTCAAAGAAGATGGTAAGGTGAAGGTTAATCCTGTAATAGTGTTGGACTTTGATAGCGATATTAACCTGTTTATACAGTTACAATATGAAGAAGATAGACAAAGCAGTAACGACACTGAGGGATCATATACAGAAAAAGATGTCAGTGAAGATGGTGGTCAGTGAGAGAGTGATTGATCAAGTGATTACGCATCAGTTTAATGCAGCTGATGATGCAACAAAGAGTAATAACAGTATAGAGCTGTCAGGTTTCGGTAAGTTTGTATTCAATCTGCCGAAAGCACGAAAAAAAGTCGAGAAGCTAGAAAAAATAAAAAAAGCATACGAAAAGAGTCTAGCCGAAAATACACTGCCACAGAAGAAACTTGACGTTATCAAAAGTAAACTAAGTAGTTTAAACATGTCACTTAATTCAATAAAACCAAAAGTCAATGTCGAAGAATAGTTTCAAGCAAAACGTAGCACAAGTTAAAGCTTGGATGAAAACACTTAAGAGTCACAAGAATGTACAAAAACCTAAAGATAAACGTAGGAGAAATATACGAAGGATGGAAAAATAAGTTACTCCCTGATGCTGATATGAAGGAGCAGATAGAGCTCGTCAGTGCAGAAAGGATGACTATATGTGATAGTTGTGTCAATCATTCAAAGAACCACAAGACCGTTAGACCGGATGCACATTGTGTTAGTTGTGGATGTACTTTGTCAGCTAAAACAAAATGCTTATCTTGTAGTTGTCCAATAAATAAATGGACTGCAGTGTTGAATGATGATCAACAAGACAAACTTGAAGAAGAGTTTTATGAGTAAGAAAAAGATAAAATTGACAAAGATAAACATTATATCACTGATAGATATGCTTAAAAAGATCTATGATGATGGTGCAGACTACATAGATATAGAGGGTGTACCAACTGAAGGTCAAGAAGACGCAATAAAGATTGACGTAAAACCTGAGTATTATACTGAAGGTACAAAACCAACAGATCCAGAATACATGGTAACCGAACAAGATTTTGAAGAAGAACTGAAAGAGCTATCTGATGATGATCTAGATAATATTGTTAACGAATGAGCTATAATAAAATAATACAAATTTTAAAAGATCTTAAGAAGTCTAAACCTTCATGCAGTATGGGTAAACACTTATCCACTGCACTAGATGATAAGGATCTATGGAGTATTACTGATAAAGAATTACATTCTGCTTTGACAGATTATCAAACACAAAACGAAGCTTTCAACGTATCAGATGATAATTTTGATGTGGATGAAATAATTAAAGATGGCCTATCTATAGGTAAATAATTTGGCAGTAAAGAAAACTACATACATAAACGCAGAGTTAGACTGGGCTGAAGAACAATTAGTCCAATGGAAAGAGTATGTAGATGCTAATCCTCTTCCATCATTGAAAGATAGAATAGAATATAAGCAAACTGCAAACGGTGGACAGATACCGATGGTAGTAGCATCTATAGAATCCCAAGGAAAGTTTATTCAAGATACGATGAAAAACTACTTGGCACTATTAGGTCAGGTAGATAACCTTCGTGAAAGAGAAGCAAAGAAAGTAGAAACTAGAGGTGGGGCAGCTTTAGGTAGTATGGCTGAAGACTTTTTAAAAAGTAGAGGCTAATGGATTACCACAATCTACAATACTCTGAATGGTTTATAAATCAGAAACGCATTCCAGATAAAGCTTCTGCAGAACACAAAGAGTTCTTTGATTTTCATAAAGAGGTATGTATAAACGGATGCACACTAGATGGTGTATATATAAATCCATTTCTATATTGGCATTTAAACTTCTGGCATACAGAAGTGGACACTATAGATGAGTATGGTAGAATCAATCAGAAATACGCTAACCCACTGTTACGTGATAACGAATGGTTAGTAACAAACGAGATAGACAGAGCTCACAAAGAAAAGAAAGGACTAGTTATACTAGGAATCAGACGTTTTGCAAAGTCTGTTATCGAAGCTAGTTATATCGGTCATGGTGCGACTTTTGATGAGAATTCACAAAACATCATTGCAGGTCTGAATGCACCTGATATTAAACTTATTACAGATAAGATAGACAAGGGACTAAACTTCTTACCACCAGAGTGGAGGTGGCAGAGAGTAGAAGATAACTGGAAAAACCAAGTAACATTAGGTATAAAAACTAAATCCGGTACAAGGATACCATTCTCACAGATCCTCATTCGTAACTTAGATGGAGGTAATAATGAAGAAGCTATTGCAGGTACAAAACCTCGTAGACTTATCATTGATGAGATAGGTAAAGGTAACTTTCTACGTGGATTACAAGCTGCAATACCAGGATTTACCACACCTTTTGGATGGGGCTGTAGTCCTATACTCACAGGTACAGGTGGTGATATGAAGATGTTCATGGATGCAAAGAGTTTGATGTTTGATGTAGACAATTTTAATTTTCTTACATACAATAATGCAAAAGACGAAAAAAGAATTCACGGACTATTCATTTCACATAAGTATAGAATGGAAGCTAAAGAAGAATCCACACTGGGTAATTTTTTACAAAAGAAGAAAGGATCATCCCTCTACGAGATACCTATGTTAGTGTCCAATGAGGAAAAAGCAACTGAAATTACTAACGATATCCTAGAAAGATTAAAAAAAGCTGGTGATAGAGTTGCATATCTCAAAGAAAAAATGTATTATCCACAAGATGTAGATGATATATTCTTAAATGAGGATACAAACATCTTTGATATTGAGGCTGCTAAACGTCAAAAGTTTAGACTGCAAAATGAAGAGAAGACAGGTACGCCTGTTATACTATATGATGATGGTGATGGTGTGAAGCATGAGTTTACGGATAAGGTTCCTATAACTAACTTCCCACTGAAACAAAATGATTTGAAAGATGCACCTGTTATCATATATGAGTTTCCTATAGAAAACCCTCCATATGGCCTATATGTTGCAGGTATTGACCCTTATAGACAGGGTAAATCAGCATATAGTTCATCACTAGGATCAGTGTACATATATAAACGTATGCATGCAATATCAGGAGAAAAGTATCAAGATATGTTTGTAGCAAGCTATTGTGCACGTCCAGAGAAGAAAGAAACATGGGAAGAACAAGCTAGATACCTCATTAAGTACTATAATGCAAGAGCATTGTGTGAGAATGATGAGATATCGTTTATTGATCACATGATTAATAAAGGAGATGCACACTATTTAGAAAGACAACCACAATGGTTGAAAGAAATAGTACCACATACTACAGTTAGACGTGACTATGGAATACATAGATCGTCAGAAAAGATAAGAGACTTCTTGCATAGCTGCTTAAAGAAGTATACTGAAGATGTAGTGCACCAGGAAACTAACGATGAGGGTGAGGTAGTGAGTGAGATAAAAGGTATGGCTAAGATACTAGATCCTGTACTGTTAGAAGAAATGATACAGTACAATGAGACAGGTAACTTTGACCGTATCATTGCAGCTGAACTAGCTATAGCATTAGCTATGAAGCTAGATCCTATGATAGGTAGAATTGGTGCAGAACAAGATGGCAGATTAAGCTCCATCTTTAAAAAGAATAAGAAAAACCTTCTCTTTACAGAGTCACGTGGACTCTTTGAGAGAAAGAGAAATAAACTGTTTTCATAATGGCAATTATAAGATATACAAAAGATTCAACAGCAAAATATGCGTATCTAAATATTTTTCCTGATCAGTTCAAAACTGAGAGACAAAAAGAAAATGATACTTGGATCAAAAATACAATGGACTACTTTGCAAATCAAGCTTATGCTTCATATGTAAGAAGTAGAGAAACCTTCGCAAAAAACTATGATCTGATGAAAGGAATCTTAAGAAGAGAAGACTTTTATCAAGAACCAGAAGTAAGAAGCTTTACTGATCAGTTAGTATCAGATGCAGATTTACCTGCATATGTAAAGATGTATTCGATAATCACCACACCAGTCAATGAGTTAGTAGGTGAAATATCAAAACGTCCAGATACCTTTAGAGTTAAAGCCTTTGATGATAACAGTCAAGCAGAGGAATTACAATTTAAAACAGACACTCTACAGAATTACGTAATTAGTAAAGTAAAACAACAGGTTGAAGCAAAAGCTGCAATAGCTGGACAAGAGTTGGATGATGAACAACTCGATCAGATAACATTTGATCAAGTAAAAGACCAGCTAGACAGTTATACATCTGTAGCAGAGAAGTGGGCCAACCATGTACTAACTGCACAAAAAGCAGACTTCAATCTAAAAGAAAAAGGTGAAGAAGCATTTAGAGATTTACTTATATCTGCCAGACAGTTTTATCATATCTATGAAGATAATTCAAAACTAGGATATAATGTTGAAACCTGTAATCCAAAGAACACTTGGTTCTTAAGCACACCAAATAAAAAATATATCTCAGACCCTACCGGTAGAAAACAAGGAGCATATGCAGCAGGAACTGTAGAGGTAATGGAACTATCTGAAATAATTGAAGCAGTTCCAGAACTTACAAAAGAAGAGATAGATCACCTAAGAAGTTCTTTAAATGATTATGGATTAATAGATGTTAGAGAATCTAACTTAACTAATCCTGACGTTAGACCAGGTATTGATTCTATTACATATGATACATATGATCCACTAGTATTACAAACACGTATGATCATTGAGTCTGAGATGAAAGAGAATGATGATGGACTAAGAGACTTTCTTGGCCTCACAAATAATGTATCATCATTTGGATATAAATACGTAGTAGTTCGTGCATATTGGGTATCTAAGAAAAAGATAGGAAAGCTAATATACTTAGATGATATGGGAATGGAACAGTCTACACTGGTAGATGAGAACTACAAGAATGGTATGATGCCTACACAGATATCACTAGAGTGGGGATGGGTAAATCAATGGTATCAAGGAATAAAGATAGGTGCAGACATATATCATGTTAGACCTTATAAACTTTTAAATTATTGTCCTATCATTGGTACAATATACGAGCAAAAGAACACAGAAGCAAAGTCATTAGTTGACTTGATGAAACCTTTCCAAGTTATATACAACGTTTGTATGAATCAGTTGTACAAACTACTAGAAAAAGAGATGGGTAAGGTTCAACTCATGTCATTACGACATATCCCTGTACCAAAAGATGGAGATGCACAAGATGCACTCGATATGTGGGAGATGGAAGCAAGAAACAGAGGTGTGGTATTTGTAGATGATAGTCCAGAGAATTTAAAAGCTCCAAGCTCATTTAACCAATTTACCTCACTAGATCTTACACGTACACAGGAAATACAGGCAAGATATACCCTAGCACAGCAAATGAAGATAGAATGTTGGGAACTTATCGGTATGTCAAAACAACGTATGGGGTCCATAGCTGCATCAGAAACAGCCACAGGTACAAGAACAGCAATGGCACAGAGTTACTCTCAGACAGAGCCTCTATTTGTTGCACACGAGTATGTACAAGGGCAGTTATATCAAGCAATTATAGATGCTGCACTTTATACAGAAAGTAAAAAGCCACAATCTACCCTGTCATACATAACTAACGAAGGTGAGTCTGCATTTGTACAAGTAAACGGTACAGACTTATCATTACGTGATATTCAAGTGTTCCTAACTAACAGACCTGAGGATACTCAGATGTTTAATGAACTTAGACAACTAGCACAGGCTGTCATACAAAACGGTGGTACACTTTATGATGTAATCGAATTATATAGCACTAAATCAATGAGAGAAATGAAGAAAACCTTCAAGGAACTCAGAGATAAGATGGATGCTCAACAACAAAAAGCACTAGAATTACAAGAGCAAGCTCAACAGCAACAAGCTCAACAAGCTCAAGCAGCACTAGAACAAGCTAGACAAATGAAGGTTGAGGATCAAATTAACTCAGATAGACAAAAAGAACTAGACAGAGTTAACAAGAAGGAAGTTGCTATTATCAATGCAATGGCCAAAGGACCAGGAGTTGCTGGTGATATGGATGAATCAGGCACTCCAGATATATTAGAAGTATCTAGACTAGAGGCTGAGAACAACAAAGCAAACAAGGAATATGAAAGTAAGATGGCGGAAGTTGCTGGAAGAAATAGTGTTCAACAACAAAAACTGCAGATTGAACGAGATAAAATTAAGTTAGCTCGTGAGAATCAAGCAAATGATTTAGCTATAGCAAAAGAAAACGCTAAAGGAAGAAATAAATAGTAAATAATAATCTTCATTATAGAGAAGAAAATATTAATGCTATATTATCTCGAATATTTACAAAAATATATAAATAAAGTTTTGTAAATCAAAATGACTGATTTAAATTTACAGTCAAATACGGAAGAAAAACCAATTTTTAACAAAAATAACTACATATGTCTGATAATTTGACCCAAACTCAAGGTAATTTTGGTATTCAGGACACCATGAATGTTGGTGGAGCTGGAGATACACAGTTACTAAACGATTTAATGGCTCCAGAAACTGCACAAGCAGACCCTGAAGCTGTGGAACCAATAGTAAAAGAGGTGGAAGATACTGTTCCAGAACAAACTCCACCTGCTGGAAAAGAACTAGTAAAACCTGAAAATCCTGATGGTAAGACCGAAGAGGAAAAGAAATCTGGAGAATCTTTGATTAATGATTTCTTGTCTAGCGATGAAGATGAAGAACCTGAAGAAGAAGTTGTAGAAGCTGAAGCTCCAAAGAAAGAAGAGATTCTTGACAAAGTGGAAGAAGAAGTAGAACAACCAGCAGGGGAAGCTAACTTTGAAGCTCTTAGTAAGGATCTATTTAATTTAGGTGTCTTTACAAAAGCAGAAGGTGAAGAAGAAGCTAATATTTCAACAGGAGAAGACTTCTTAGCTCGTTTTGAATCTGAAAAGAAAAAAGGAGCACAAGAATTAGTTCAACAATTCATTGGCCAATTTGGTGAGGATTATCAACAAGCTTTTGAATCTATCTTTGTAAAAGGTGTAAACCCAAAAGAATACTTCGGTACTTATAATAATATTGTAAACTTTACCGAAATGGACTTAAGCAAAGAGAACAATCAGAAACAAGTGATGAAACAAGCACTTACTGATCAAGGATTTGAAGCAGAAGACATAGATAAAGAAATCGAAAGATTACAAAATTATGGTGATTTAGAAGCCGTATCTACTAGACACCACAAAGTGCTAGTTAAAAAAGAAGCTAAAAAGCTTCAACAACTAGAAGCTCAGTCTCAACAGGAGCAACAACAAAAGCAAGCTATTAAGCAGCAATATGTTACGAATGTTCAGACTATACTTACAGATAAAGTAAAAGAAAAAGAGTTCGATGGTATTCCTATCAACTCTAATTTAGCAAACGAACTACAAGACTTCTTACTAGTGGATAAATGGAAGACACCTAGTGGAGAAACCCTAACCGATTTTGATCGTTCTATCTTAGATTTGAAAAGACCAGAGAATCATGAATTAAAAGTAAAAGTGGGATTGCTCCTAAAGATGTTAGAAAAAGATCCAACGTTATCTACGATACAAAGAGCTGGTGTTACATCTAAAACTAATCAGTTGTTTGGAGAAGTTGCAAGGCAAGTTACTAAAGCTAAAACCGTTGCTTCTAAGAAAACTAGCAGTGACAACAATAGACCAAATTCATGGTTCTTGTAAATATTAATTAATTATTAAAAATAAAGAAAATGGCAATTCAAACAATCCCAGGTTTAACTGGCTTTACTTATGCACGTGTAGCGTCTATGGATGCACGAGCTGTAGGTAAGCTGACTGACGCAAACCACTTAGAGTCTTTTCACTCTACAGAGCCTGCAGATTATGATAAGAAAATTATCAGTCTGTATACTCAATCTTCATTGTATAGCAATGATTTCCTAGACATGATCAATAAGAGTACTCCTTATTTCATTGATACAAACAGTGATGCTTGGAAATGGAATATCGCTGTACCTTACAAATTCCCTAAAATTATTGACATTCCAAAATCTACCCAAGATGTAATCGATGCTGGTGGAAAAGTTGGTATTGATGGTCAAGAGTTTGAGCTTATCTTAAGTTCTAACGAGTTCTCTAAGAACGCTATCATTTCAGTTGGAACACGTCAATATGGACCACGTTTCTACGTAATTAAAGATCCACAACCATGGAATATGGGATGGATTTATAAATTCGTATTAGTAAGTGATAACCCAACTGTAGATCACGTTAACCCTACATTCCTTGCACAAGGTAATGAATTAGAGTTGATTGATGCTGCTATCGGTGAATTTGATCAAGATTTATTAGGTCTTCCTAGATTAGGTGAAGAAATCACTATGTTCGAATCATTAGGTTCTGCATATGGATATGAGCACAAAATCACAGAGTGGGCTGATGACAAAATGTTACGTGATGCTTCTGGTAAGCCACTAGATATTTTAGTATATGCTCCACAAAGACGTAATCAACTTCCATTGAGAAGACAAGACATCAAATGGGAACCATTTATTGAGTTCTGGATGCGTAAGTCTATGTTAGAATTAAAAGTTAAAAGAATGATCTGGGCTTCTCCAGGTACTGTAAAAACTGGTGGTTCTCAACAAAACTTAAAAAGAACTTCTGCTGGTGTATACCACAGAATGAGAAATAACGGAAACTTAGTACAGTATAACAGAGGTGAATTCTCTGCTAACTTAATACGTGCAGTTTTCGGTGATCTATTCTATCGTAGAGTCGATGTTAAAGATCGTAGAGTTAAGATGTATACTAATGAGGCTGGATTCGATGTATTCCAACAAGCTCTTAAAGATGATGCACTTAATTCAGGTCTTACTTTCGTTGCAGATTCTGGAAACAGATATCTACAAGGTGAAGGACAGAACATCACTTATAACTTTGCTTTCGATGCAATGGTTACGAGAGAAACAGGTCGTGTTGAATTAATTCACTTAAAAGAACTTGATTTACCACAAACTAATTTAGAATTTGGACAAAACATGAAGTCTACACCTGTATTTATGGTGTTTGATGTTTCTCCATTATCTGATGGTGCAATGGTAAACAACATCCGTGAAGTTCGTATGAAGGGTGCTCCTTCTATGACTTGGGGTTATATTGATGGAACTCGTTCTCACTTAGGCTTTGCTAAGTCTCAGGGAATGCAGTCTGCTAATAAGTTCCCAGGATATGAAATCTGGATGAAAGATCGTTGTGATGTATTCATTGAGGATTTATCAAGAACTGTACTTATTGAGGAAATACCACAGTTCTAAAAAAAGAAGAATCAGGTGATTAAATTCACCCTTCTCAGAGAAAGTAGTCCCCTCACCCACACTGTCCCTCCTCAAGAGGGGACAACCTTCTCACCAGAGTGATGATTAAGTTCTACCCATTCAATTGGATCACTCTACAAATTATAATAAACCAAATTAATTAATTAACTACATTATGGGTAAAATAGGAAAAATCTCTACGATTAAAAAAGAGTATAATAGCAGTCAGTTGCAAACACTACAAAGTGGTTTAGCATCTCAGGGTATGACAAGAATTCCTGGAACAGGAGTATTTAAGTATCCTTACAAAGAGTTAGATGGTAAGTACAGAACAGGATTAGATCCTGAAGCTGGTTACATTAAAAGAATTCAAGATCCAACGGAGAAAGAACTTGAGATTGAGAGAGTTACAAAACTTAGAGATAAGCTTCAAGCTGCTCTTGGTGATGTAGACTTAGGACCAAGATCAAAGTTCTGGAACTATGGTTTATCAACAGGATTGAATGATAGCTTACATGTTAAAGCTGTTAAACTTTTAGATGGTGATAACTTATATGATTTAAGTATCCCTATTCAAGAGCTTTCTTTTGCCTGGTTAAGAGTGCATCCAACAATTGCATCTTCATATCAAGCATGGGAAAGAGGAGAGTTTCCTGCAAATACACAATTCTATGTTGTCAATGATGAAATAGAAAGTGCTATTGTTTACAAGAAGAAACAATCTATCAACAAAGCTATTATCAAGTTTGACGCTATGAGTCCTGATAAGAAAAGAAAAGTTGCAAGATTACTAGGATTACCTGTAACTTCCAATACAAAAGAGGAAGTTGTTTATAACCAAGTAGACAATATGTTAAAACAGTCAGAGATGAAGTCTGGTGCTTACAAAGGATTAAATCCTGTAGAAGTATTTAACAGATTTGCTGACATGAAAGACAATTTACTCCATATAAAAGATTTAATTAAGGAAGCTATACAACATTCTATCTACCGAGTTAAACCAAGTGGCAAGATTTATGAGGGAGACTATGAGGTAGCAATGGATGAAGACGAACTAGTAAAATACTTAGTTGATGAAGATCATCAAGACGATTTACTAGTACTCGAAAAGAAATTGAAATCTAAGAAACTAGCTGCGGTATAAGTGGCTAGTTTTTAAAACTAGTTAAATATGATACCAGTCGATAGTTTATTATACAAAATTGACCAAAAACTAAATAAACTATCAACTAACGAGCATCAACAGATTGCACTAGAAGACAAAATCTTGAGCTTGAATGAGGCTCAGATTAAGTTGATAAAACAAAAAGTTGATGGTTTTGCAATTCCTAACAAGTTAGGATTTGATGCCTTTAAAAAAAGGTATGAAGATTTACAGAATCTAGTTATAGATTTTACCAATCAACCACTAGACTTAGTGGAATCAAACAAACAATTACATCAGTGGGATGCTGACCTTGATCTCCTAACACCTAAATACATGTTCTATGTAGATAGTTATGTTCTAGCAGATAAAGGAAGATGCAAAAACCGTAAGATCTGGATTAACAAAGATCTAAGTAAACACGGAGATATATCTTTATTACTTAACAACGATCACTACAAACCCAGTTTCGAATATCAGGAGACATTGAATGCAATATCTTCTAATAATTTGAGTATATATACGGACGGTACATTTACCCCCACTAAAGTATACATAGCATACATGAGATATCCTGTATACATAAACAAAGCAGGATATATTATGTTGGATGGAACACCATCCTCGGATGTAAATTGTGAACTAGAAGAATATCTAGAGGACGAAATTGTAGATTTAACAGTTCAGAATCTAGCTATGTACACAGAGAACGCTGCTGCTGTACAAAGTGCACAATTTAGAATCCAAACAAATGAATAATTTTAACCTTTTAATACAAATTTTATGAGTACATACGCTTTAACCACATTATTCGTGGTGCCAGTAGGGCAGACATCTGTTCCTAACTCTGGTTCGACTCAAGACCTGACAGCAGGTCAAGTAGGTTTCTTTAAAAGTGACTACAGTGTAGCTTCAGCAGGTAACATTGCTGCATCTCCATATTTCTATGTAGCACAAGGAAGAGAGAACACCTACCTTCAAGGATCTAAAAGATCTGACAAAATTAAAGGATGCCCAGGTGAGGGGTCCGGAGTTGCAACTTGTAACTCGAATGTAACAGAATGGTATAAAGTTTCTGGTTGTGCAACAGCTGCTAATCAGATTACTGACATCACAGACTTCAAAGTACAATGTGGTGAGATCGTTACTGTAACACTGAGAGCTTTTTCTTCGTATATTAATACGTTATACTTCAACGGATTTACACGTTCGGTAACTGTACAAGCACCTTGTTGTGATTGTGGTGGTGATCCATGTGTTGATGTTGATGTAAATGCATTAATTAATTCTCTTATTGCGAAGTTCAATGAGAAAGCTCCTGGAAATAACCCAGATAACGTTTCTTTCGATAGCTTCTTTACTTTCGAAAATGTTGGTGGAACAATCTTAAGAATTCATGGTAAACCATTGACTAAATATGGTCAGCCTTGTGACATTGCTGCATTCCCATTTGAGTATGACAGAATGTACTTCAATTCTTTTGTATATGAAGGACCAGCTACAACTGCTGACTTTATTGTTGCTGACAAATGTAATATCGTTGCTACATCTTCTGTAATCCAAAATTCTAGCTACCCTTCAGGATTATCTGCTGAGTGGAAGCAAGCTGAAATCAATTACTATAGCTACCAAGCTGGGTACTTGAAGTCTCTATATAGAATGGGTGGATACAATGAGAACTTTGAGTCTTATGTATCTGATGGAGTTGTTTATGATAGCTATTACATTCGTTTCAACGAATTTGACAAAGCTGCATACCAATGGGGTGACTACGTACATATGGATAACATAGTTATGATAGCCGTACCTAACGCTGACACTGATGGTGGAAGTGGTATTGCTGCAGCTGTAGAAGCTGTTTTAGTTGCTGCTTTAGGAGCAGTGGTTGATAATAATACTTGTATAACTACAACTACTACTACAACCGCTCCGTAACAAGAGAGTTACATAAAACAATACTAACCTAGAATACCAGAGGTGAGAGGATTAACACTCAATCCTCTGGTTTTCTTTTTTAAACAAGACTTATATGGCAGCCATTCTACAGTTAGATCTTATAGTACCCCCTAGTTACAGTGTGAATTTACTTGCTGTTACAGATGCGTCAGTCTATCCAGATGACCCACCTATTGTATCAGCACCTTCTATTGAAATAGAAATACCGGGATTTGGGACAAAAATCTTACCTTTTAAACCTTTAGAGACAAATGTTTTTGCATCAGATACGTTAGGTATTACTGAAGTTGGGTGTAAACAACCCCTACCTGATGGGATCTATAATATAAAATATTCCGTTGCACCTGCATATAAGAACTATGTGGAGAAAACTATCATGCGTGTAGATAAACTCCAAGAAAAGTTTGATAATGCATTTCTAAAACTCAATATGATGGAGTGCGATGGGGCAATAAAAAAACAATCAAGCGTGGATTTAAACACAATTAATTTCTTTATACAAGGATCGTTAGCTGCTGCTAACAATTGTGCTGAAAAAGACGCAATAAAACTATATAATCAAGCAGATCATATGCTTGATACATTTATAAAATCAGATTGTGGTTGTACAGGAAACAACTACAAAGTAAACTTTTATTAATATGGCACAGTGTGCATCGTGTGGAGCTAAGGTGGGATGTGGATGTAGATTAAAAGATGGTCTATGTGCTCACTGTAGAGCTAAATTAGAAAAAGAAAAAGGTAAAAAGTAAGACAAATATGTTACAACCTAGATTAACGAATTGTAAGGGGTGTGCAGACATTCCTGATTTACTCAGAAGAATAGATTGCAAATTAGCAGAGCTTGGAAGCAACTTATACAACAATGTTGTATTTATGTTGAACAAGCCTATTGAGCATGCAGCTATCTCAGAGTTACTGGTATACAAACGTGTACTAACTTATAGGTATTGTGACACTCATTATGCTAAAGACTGTCATGGTGTAGATACAGAAACTATTGCTAGTAACGTAATTCGTCTTACAGCTGGTTGTGTGCCACATTGTGGTGAGCCAACGGTATGTGAAATAACTACATGCCCAATAACTCCTTGTCCTAATCCTACAACTACAACAACTAGTACGTCAAGTTCAAGTACAACTACTACAACAACTTTAGCACCAACCACAACAACAACTACAACTCTTAACTGTAACTTTAGTGGTGTGATTGATTGTAATATTACAACAACTACTACTACTACAGCACCTCCTACTACAACTACTACCACAAGTTATTTCCCAGATCCATTTGGTGTACCATGTATTTGGTCTACTAATGGTGGTAATCCAGGTTTAGTTGGTGTATATGACTTTGATACAAACACAGCTACAGATGTATTAGTTCCTAATGACTTTAATGAGACAGTAGGTATTGAAAGACCTCTGTGTGCTACAGAAGATAAACTATGGTTAGTTAGTATAGTTGATCAAGGGTCATCAAGATTTCAGAATAAGGTATATATTAGAGAATGGGACATAGATGGAACTACACCAAATGCTCCTACATTAACTTATGTAAGAGAGATAACAGTTCCTACAGGACAGTTTTCTAGTTCAGTTAATCTTGGAGGAACTTCTGTATGGGCTATAACTGCAAAAGATAATGATACACTTATTATTGGAACAGGCTATAGACACGCTCCAGCACCACAAGAAGGTACTGGTGGAGAGGGTAGAATGTATCTTCATGAATTTAGTATTGCAGCTGCAGGAGATATTACAATTGCTGAAACTGATATATCTTCTGCGTGGGCAGCTAGTAATTCTCAAGATAGTGCAAATAAGATAAGTAATATTACTTATACAAATTCAGGGCAGTTAGTAATGGGATATAGACTAGATCTTAATCCTGATGGATCAGGTTTTGCAGGTGCTGTAGGTAACTACATCAAAGTGTTCCCTGTAACTCCGTCTAATCCTGAATTTGAACTATATAATCTAGCTATTGCTTCACGGATACTACAGAACAGTGGATATCCAGAATTTACAAATGATTATACAGGAGTAAAAGATGCACCTTTCTGGGGTGTAAATGGATTAGCACAAGTGTTACATCCAGAAACTTTAGAGGTTTACACAATAGATCAATTACCTCCTTACAATTTGACACTTGCCACTAGTGTAACCAGTTCTAATGACTGGTTAAGTTCAGCTACACATTGTTCTAACATTGAATTTGAAAATGCAAATGATTGTGGTGGTACTTACTTCCCTCCTTTCTTCTTTGATGCAGAAGGTAATCCAGCTACACCGTTTCAAGGAGGTGTATATGATCCTACTCCTCAAACATTTACATTTGAAGGAATGACTTGTACAGCAACTCTAGCAGGGAATGTAGACGCATTTACTCAATCACCTCTTGGTACAACTCAGATGTTTTTAGGCCAAGCTTCAAATTTATCTTCACCTTGTAGTGGACTTCGATTACCAGAATCTAATTATCCAAATGGACCAGCTGTATCTAACAAAGTAAACGGTGATAATTTTAGTATTACAATTAATTTCCCTGTACCAGTTAACAACATTCCAATTAGAGCTGGTGTTCTAAATAGTAATCCAGATGGTACAGATGATGGAGTATCAGATGTATACTATGTAGAAACTAATGGTGGAACTCCAACACTTTCTATAACTCAAGGATGTTATGTTCAAGCTGATGGTAATAGACTATGGGGTGGAGTACAAAATCCTTATGTACCTGCTGAAGCCCCTCTTTTTAATGAAGGGGATGGAGAGTTTAAAGTTACTGCTCCTGCTAGCTATACATCCATGACTATATATGGTAATGCACCAAGTGGTGGACAATTACTTTTAGGATGTCCTGACCCAGCACTGAATTGTAATAGAATATATGGAACTTTGGAGGTATATGACTGTAATGACAATCCTGGAGTATGTGCTCCTCAAAACAACTTTCCAGAGGCTTCAGATCCTAGATACAGGATATTGCAGTCACACGATGTTGTAACGGGCAATTTAGAACCAATAGTATTACCACCAGGAAGTGCTTTCACAGTTCCTAATAGTTGTGTTAGTGAAAATTATCTGGTAAATACAATCAGCATAGATGATGACCAAGGTCAATGGGTCTATAAGTATGTAAGACTTTATTATGATACATCAGCAACTGGGGTACCTGAAAATGTTTCTTGGGATGGAGTAATTTATGAACTTGATCCAAATGATTTACCTGATTGTTCTGGAACCTGCAGGTTTCAAGGGGGAGTGTCTACAATCAATGATGATACTTTTGTTCTTAATTATAGGTTATCCGGACAACAAGGTAAAAGGGTGTTTGAAGCTTCATTTGTACCAGGATCTAATATTTTAGCAGTAAGTCTAAAATTCATAATACCTGAACCATTTAATGGAGGTAGTGAGCATGTAGTAACTCTTAATCAAGATGGAACACCAAGTAAATATATAGGTTTACGATCAAATGAACCTATAGTAGTTTCACAATTTGATTATGCTACAGGTAACTTTGAAGGTGAGACTATGTTAACTGGTCCAGGACTAGCTGAAAACTATAGGACTGTAGGAGACATGTCTGTAATTGGTGAGTTCCTATACATTACTGCAAGACGTTTAGATACTAATACCACTGAGTTATGGAAGGTTAGTTTCGATACACTAGAATGGAGTGTTGCAGAGTCTGATGATAGTTATAATGGTGGAAGTGCAGGAAGTAAACCAAGCTGTAGAATAAGTGACGGATTTAATTTTTCAGGTACTACCACTACAACTACAACAAATCCTAATACAACAACTACTACAACCACTGTACCTCCAGGTGTAAGAACAATATTTACTAGATTTTATCCTATTGTAACAAATAATTAATTATGATATTAACACAAGACATATTAGATAAGATTGAAGAATTGAGATTACAATATCCGAATGCTACATCTATTGGATTTGGAAAGAAACAATCTAATGGTGTAGAAACTGGTGAGTTTGCTATTATAGTGGGAGTGAAAGAAAAGAAAGACATTTCTGTAGTTCCTGCCGATGAGTTAATTCCAGTTGAAGTTATTGTCAACAATCAAAGCTTAAAGACAGATGTAACAGAAGTATATGCAAACTTTGTTCTAGGAACATGTTCTTCTACTTGTGGTAACATTAATGCTGGACCAAGTAATGCAGCTAATAGAGCTACTGTAAGACCTATTCAAGGAGGTACCTCCATGTCTAGTAGAAACAATAATAATTCAGTGGGAACTTTAGGAGGTATAGTACGTCATACAGATAGTGGATGTACAGTAGGATTAACAAATAATCATGTTGCTATAGATGATGCGTTCTTTACAAGTGCTAGAGATGTAAACGGAGTTCTAGAAAATGATTATGATCCAGTAAATAGAGTGTATCAAACCGGAGAACTAGGACCTAGTACACCTACATCTAATAACTTCGGAGTAAGTTTAAGATATGTTCCTATTCATCCTTCAAGCACAGGACTTGTGAATCAAGTAGATGCAGCTATATTTTCTATTGATGAAAGTGCATTTTCAATATCACAATCTTGGAACCAAGTAGGATTAGAATCGATACTTGGAAACAATGCTCCACCTTTTGCAAGCACTGGAGAACTAGATAACTTACTAGCTACTAATCCTCGTCTTTACAGTTCTGGAAGAACAACTGGAGCAAAAGGATTTGTTCCTGACTGTCCTATGACAGTACATGCAACTGGTGTTAGTATTCAATTATCTTATAGCCTACAAGGAGTACCTACATTCTGTCAATTTAACAGAGCTATTGCATTTATAAAACCAACTCAAGAAGAACCTAATGCTCAAAACCCTAGTGAAGTTTGTCCTTATCCTATATACAGGGGTGATTCAGGATCTTTCTTACTAGCAGATATAAACGGAACAATAAAAATAGTAGGACTTTGTTTTGCTGGAAGTGAGAATGCTCAAGGTGTAGCTCTTATAGGTTACGCATGTAGAATAGATGATGTAGCAGACCAGTTAGGAATAGAACAATATGTAGACACAGCATCAACTGCTGGAGTTATGGTAGACCCAGACACTATTGAATATATAACTATACCAGGTCAAAGCGATGAAAAGTTTATTTTATGTGAAAACGAAGAATACTGGCAAGTAGGATTTACAGGTTCACTAGAAGCTAACTGTGGTGGTAATACTACTACAACAACTACTACTGCTCCACCTACCACTACAACAACAAGTAGTTCAACTAGCACATCTACTAGTACCAGTACAAGTACTACTAGCACGTCTACTAGTACCTCTACGAGCACTTCTACGAGCACTTCTACTAGCACAAGTACAAGTACTAGCACAAGTACCAGTACGTCTACTAGTAGTAGTACAACAACCACATCAACTACAACAGCATTTGCAATGACTTGGGAGTTTGAAGGTTCAGATCCTGGTACTACTAAGTCATGGAGAGAATCAACTTTAGAAATCTTTAAGAATGGAGTTTCAGTAGTAGGTCCTGTAACATTTGATCCTGCTACCCCTACAGGTAGTGGAACATTTAGTGTTAGTCCAGGAGACAAGATAACTCAAAGTCTTGAAACAGATAATAATCCTGCATCATACCCACAATATGCACTACACGAACAATATAAAGGTAGTGTATCTGGAGGAGTGAGTTTATTAGATGATGATGCAGGTTTTATAGCAGCTGGTGCATCTAGAACAAGTACATTATCTTTATTAAATATAACTGCTACTCCAACAGATCCTAAATTACAATATAAAGTAGTTATCACTGCTGCTTCAACATCGAGTATTACTGTGGATATAGAAGATGCTTGGGATGCAGCTAGTCCACAATACGTATCTATTACTGATACCACAGATTCTAGTATAGGTAAGTTTTTTGAGAAAGATGCTAATACAACAAGTAATGCTGCATCTCCATATACCAATGAGTACTTCCAAGAAGGTCACGTGTATGAACTAGCAATGAGTTACAAGAGAAGTAGTGCAGGAGATGATAATACAATATTCCAATCAGCAGTAGGAGCAGGTGCTTCGTTAGTTTCAGACACTACCACCGGGACTGCTACAGCTTTAATAGGTCCTATCACTACTACATTTAGTCCAACTAATGTAGGTAGCGGACCCATAACAATAACATTTACACAAACCTCACCATAAGGTGAACAAATAAAATTATAAAATTATGTCAACACAAAATTGCTCAAACTGTTACAACGGCTGTACTGAAATTACTTCAGACAAGTGCGTTAAATATACAGGTGTAGACGTTCCTATATTAGGGATACAAAATGGAGACTCTCTATCTTATGTAGAGCAAGCCCTTATTACCTTTTTAGGTGCTGCACTTGATGGTACAGGTATCCAACCTGTAGTTGCTCCTTCAGATATATGTCCTGTAGTACAGGGTAATCTAGATGAGTGTAATCCCTTATCTTTAAATAACTATCTAACAGGTATTATTAAAACTATATGCGACTTAAATGATGAAATACTACAATTACAACAAGAAGCTAATGGTGGAGGAAATCCAAATTTACCTGCCTACGATGTAGAATGTGTATCTGGAGTCACAGATAACACTAGCACTCGAGATGTTTTACAACAAACTATATCAAAATTATGTGAAGTTGAGCAATCACTAAATACTTTTATTACAGATGTTACTACTAATTATGTAAAAATTGTTGATATAAATACGTACATAGAGAACTATTTGAACAATAATCCTCAACAACAATTAATCAGTAATAGAATGGTTCCTTATGCTGCAGTTCCATACTTTGGTGCATTAACTCCTTTTGACTCTTCAGGAGCTGGTATAGGTGAGTGGGATAGAATATTTCTATGTAATGGAAATAACGGAACACCAGACTTAAGAGGAAGAGTAGTAGTTGGAGCTACAGATATGGGAGGAGCGAACATGGATGACACTGTTAATCCATCTGTTGCTGGTAATCCAAGTTACAATCTGCAACAAATGCAAGGAAGTAATCAAGTAGTATTATCAACAGCACAAATTCCTAGTCATAATCATGCTTCTACTACAACATCATCAATTAATCCTCCAAGTCACTCTCACTTTACAGTAACTTTACAGAGCTCAGGAAATACTAATCCACCTGCAAACACCAATCAAATTTCACAAGTTAATTCAACTGGTGGTAATTTAGGATATGCTCTAAGAGGAAACGATGGAGCTGCAACAGTTGGTAAATCTAGTGAAGTTTCACAGACTATTGATGTAAACGTAACTATAGACCCTGCAGGAGGAGGACTCGGTCATGATAATTACCAGCCTGGAATCGGAGGATATTATATAATTTACATACCTTAATACTAAAAAAAATGGCATACTTACCTACAAATCCTTGTTGTACAGATATAACACTAAACACCGCTTGTGGATGCACTAGCACAGCAAGTTGTTCTTGTGATCCATGTACAACAAACGTACATTATTCAAAGTCTATTACATACAATGGACCGATATTACCTTGTTCAAATGCAGAACCATGTGATGATTTAAACGTTGTTTTGTCTAAAATTGACGAACTTCTTTGTACCTTGAAGAATCAATCAACTGCAAACACACAAGAGATTGCATTAATGAAACAAAACATAATTGATATAAATAATACATTAACCACTTGTTGCCCATAATATGCAAGTATTTATAAAACTAACTACGGCAGGAAATAACACTGGACCCTTCAATCTATTTTCAGATGCGGATGGGTTCACCACTGCTTTTGAAACTGGTGTTAGTAAAGCTCAGCTGTTAGCTGGGTATAGTATAGGAGTAGTTCCTGCAGGGACCACTATAATAAAAGTAGCATCAGATTCTTTGTGTGATAACAGTTTTGATATTATATTGCAACAACCAACAACAACAACAACGAGTACTACTAACACAACAAGTACAACAACCACAATACCACCAGTATAATTATGGCTTTAATAGAAATAACATTAACGATAGACGGACAAGCAGGACCATTTGATTTATTTTCAAATGTGGACAACTATGCTGCACCTTTTGATACACAAGTCCCTGCTGCAAGTTTAATCGCTGGATATATAGTAGTTGCACCTGCAGGAACTTCAACTGTAAGAGTTTGCTCTACAGGTGTTTGTACTAATTGTGTAGATATTCCTACCAACTGTCCTACTACAACTACTACAACTAGTTCTAGTACGTCAACCACTACAAGTACTTCAACATCCACTTCAACGACTACTACAGAACAACCTCCTAATAAATTTAACTGGGAGCTGATAACAAACACTCCAAATTCTCTAGTGGCAGCAGATCCACAAAGTAGTAACTTAAAGATAGATGTTAACGGAGTTAATGTAGTAGATGCAACTATTACAGGTAATGCTTCTTCACAAAGTGGAACAATTGCAGTATTCCCAGGTGACGTAGTTTCTGCTACAATAGATAGTGATAGAATAGGAGTGTACAACTTTATTAACACTATTGTAAAAGATGGTGTATTATATCAAGCACAAGATGTATGTAGTTTCTGTACAAATAGTTTCACAACTGTTATGAGTCCAGATTATACAGGAGCAGGAGTTGATGTAGACTTTAGTTTTGTTGCTGATACATATAAAGAACTTACAACAACAACTACAAGTTCTAGTTCTAGTACTAGTACTACAACGACCAGTACTTCTTCTTCAACAACTACAACTACTACAACATGTGATTGTTCATTAAATGGTGCAAGTGCAGTTACAACAGGAACTACAACTACTAAAGTTCCTCCACCAACAACAACCACTACTACTAGTGCTCTTTCATTATTTGCAGGACTAAGATCTTCACAGTCTGATCCTAACTTACAGATAAGTATTTGTGAATTTGATTTAGTAAACTTTGTTTGGAAGAATGGTGCAACAGCAGTTCCACAAGTAGGAGAATTCTTGTATGTAAACTCAACCGGTAGTGCAGGAACATTTAATGGAGGAGGTAACTATTGGCATTATGAACCATCTATTGCAGGTCCTGATCCGATTAGTTATTCCATACAGGTAAGTGCAGGAGGAGAGATAACTTACGCAGCACCTTGTAACGCTTAAATAAATTAGATATGGCTTCAACAAATATAAAATTAACATCAGCAGGAGTCTGTTCAGGTCCTTGTGATCTTTATTCAGATGCAGATAATTATGCAGTCGCTTTTGAAACTGGTATATCTATCACTGTATTAACAAGTGCACTTGGATATACTACACTTAATGTACCTGCTGGAAGTACAATTATTAGAATACAAAATAACAATGCGGACTGTAGTAATTTTGTAGATACTCCTATAACAACATAATATGGCAATACTTATACAAGCTAGTAACGTAGGAAGTGATGCAGGACCTTTTAACTTATTTTCTCAAGTAGATGGTTTCACACAGGCTTTTGAAACAGGTATAACGTCAGCTCAATTACTGATAGGATTTGTTTCTTACAATGTTCCTGTGGGAACTACAGTGGTTAGAATAATATCTAATAATCCTGAGTGTCAAAATTATGAAGATATAAGTGTAAGTTTACCTCCAGTTTGTCCTAATCAAACAATAGTTATTTCTATCTGTAATAGTGGTGCTACTATACAAGATAACTTTGATATACTTTTAAACGGAGTAACAATAGGATCTGTTGATTTAAGTGCAGCATCTCAAGATGGATCAGTAATGGTTGCTAGTAATGTTCCTCAAATTATAACACAACCAAACTTTGTTTGTCCTCTCAGTAATATGGCTCTATCCTTTTTTGATCCATCTCTTATATCTTACAGAAATGAAATAAAGATGGTAAACACTCAAAACAATGGAAACGGTAACATAGGAACACTTAACATAAGTAATTACAGTGTAGTAGGAAATCAATTAGAAACTCCTTGTAATGTTGATGACTTTGATTTTAGTGGAGTTTCAGGAGATGATTTTGAATTTACATGGATTCATCAAAACTGTTGTAACGATCCTGTATAAGATATAAAAAGTCCTTTTTGTTGGTTTTAAGGACTTCTCCTAGGGGCTATAACGCCCTTGGGAGTTTTTATTTATAACCAAACTAATTATAAAGAATAACCCTGATGGTTAAGTTTTTTATGTTAAATCAAATAATTTCTCTATCTTTGAGATATTTTCTAATTAAATACGATATATATGTCTGAGAATCAGAACCTTCTTGATCAGCTAAAAGAGCTATTGAGAAGAAAAAGAAGTGAACAGTGGTACGCTGATAAATTAGGTATCACAGTTGACGAAGTAAAAGAATTAAAAAAAGAACTAAAAGGAAAAAAATATGATGAGGGGGAAAAGTTTTTAAGCACGGCCACTAACAGTAAACAATTTGAAGATGCAGTAAGAAAAGTTAGTAATGAACAAGGGACAATAGAAAGCACAATAACTCTAGACTTTGAACCAAAAAGTGATAAAGAGTTAGCTGAATTACATAAAATAGACCTAGATAGATATGTTATTACAAACTATTGGTCTAAGGTTCTTCCCAGTGGGAAGTTCACATCTTCAGTCTTTTCTAGAAGAAAGGGCCCGAAAGATTACACAGCTGATGATTTCAGCAAGTTCTTAGAGAACTATAAATCAAACTACATTCCAATCCCTTCACCAGATAAAGATCAATCAAAGCTCTGGGCAGATGTTGAATTATCCATTTCGGATTATCACTTAGCTAAGAGACATGTAGATGGAGATAACGATCCAAGTATTAGAGTGATGAGATTCTTTGATGTTGCAGAGAATCTAACAGAAAAGGTTAGATCAGTTTATGACATAAACAAGATAGTCTTTCCTATATCAAATGATTTCTTTCACACCGATAATTATCACAAGTCTACTACTAATGGTACTCCTCAGGATATAATGATGGACTACGCTACAGAGTATGAACAAGGATTTAATGTTCTAGTTGATACAATCAAAATGCTAAAAGCAAACTGTGAGCATGTAGAAGTTATACTTGTACAGGGTAATCATGACAGAACAAAGGGTTTCTATTTGGCTCACGCTTTGGATATATATTTTAAAGCTGATGACAATATAACTTTTGTAAGAGAAGACGGTCTGGTAAAAGCTACTGTAGTAGGTAATACATTTATTGGTTTCCATCATGGTAACTGTAAAATTGATGCCCTACCTCTATTGTTTGCAACACATCCAACTTATAGTAAATGGTTTGGAGATGCTACATATAGAGAAGTACATACAGGTGATAAACATCACTACATGGCTAAAGAGATAAAAGGGGTTAGAATACAGCAGATGCCTAGTTTATCTGGAGCAGATAGATGGCATAAAGATAATAATTTTGTACACAGTGTACGAGCTGCTTTAGCTTTAGTCTATGATAAGAAGGTAGGTAAGGTAGCTGAATTTGAAGAAAGAATATAATGGCACCAAAATTAAAACCAAGCACAAAAGAATATTTAAGAGATTCAAATGGTAGAATGCTTCAGAAGTGGGAATGGAAACATTACACAGTTGCAAGTACTTCTACTGCTGAACTTAAAAAACTATTAACTAATCCCTCTATGACAAGAAAAAAGAATGTCATACAGAGAGAGCTTGACAAGAGAAAATTATGGCAACATTAAGAAAATTAGTTTCAGACGTTCGTGGAACGCATAAAATTTTATCAACTGATGCACTTATCACAGACAGAGTTATTGCTTCTGAGATAAGAAGTCAGTCTCAGTTATTGATAAAAAGAGAAACTAATTTAAGAAAGTTATGGGCTAGTGATACTTTATATACCACTATTCCTTGTTTAGAAATGAAAGAAGTGCCTATTTCTGACTGTTGTGAATTTGCTGATGATTGCAATGTAGCTAGAACAGTTAATAAGTTACCCAGAATATCAGAGGGTAACTATCAATATGTAATACAAGGAGTCTACTCTATCAATGCGATGGGTGGAAAAGGAACTAAACTAAAAGAAATAACAATAAATAGATATCTAAATTTATTAAAACTACCTGTAGTAAAAAATGAATACTACTTCTGGATATCAAACGGATACTTGTATGTAAACAATCCTTTATTGAAAGCGATAAGAATAGCTGCTTTCTTTGAAGAAGATGTACCAAGTGAAGTTATGTATTCAGATTGTGAGTGTGGAGGTGTAGAAGTTACAGATGAAGAATATTGCAAAAACCCTTTGGATAAGGAATATGCTCTTCCTGGCTACCTAGAGTCTTCAGTTCTAGGACTAGTATCTCAGAAGTTACTAGCTACATACTTCCAAATTAAAACCGACATGACTCAAGAGGGTATAGATGGACAAGCTCCAAATGCCCAACCGACTCAGTAAAAAACTATATATGTCAAGAGTAGCAGTTGACTGGCGAAGTGCAAGTAAAGATAATTACGAGGACTTCTGTAAGAAACACCCCTTAGTATCCCTTACTTTCGATGAGTGGAGAAATATTGTTTATGCTTTTAATGAGTCATTCAAATACTACATCTTAGAAACAGGAGAGAAAGAAAAACTACCAACAGGTTTTGGAGAGTTTTCAATAAATAAGAAGAAAAGAAAAAGAACTAAAGGAGTAAATGGAAAGGAGTTTATAAATCTTCCTATAGATTGGCAGAAGACGAGAGAAAAAGGAAAGGTTATTTATAACTTTAATTACCATACAGAAGGATATTTTTTTGGATGGATGTGGTTTAAACAAAGTGCTAGATTCAGAAACTCAGATCTTTGGTACTTTAAACCTTCTAGAAGAACTTCTAGAGATCTATCTCACTATTTAAAAGCAGACTCTAAATACCAACATATGTATCATGAATGGAAAAAATAAGTTATGTCATACTATTATAAATACGATTTTGTATCCCCAGAGCCTCTATACGCTACAGTAAAAGAAGAACTTAAAAGTTACTTTGATACTGGTGCTGTAGATGATTTATTATTTCCTACTTACTTAGACAAGTGTTTAAGAAAGTTAGGTAAGACTACCTATAAAATTACTACCGAAGCATTGTTTATAGAAGACTTTGAAGCAAGGTTACCAGATAATTTTCATGCGGTAAGAGAGGCATGGATGTGTGCTGTGATACCAGGAAATCCCTATCCAGCAGCATCATCATTCTACACTCAAGCAGCTAATGCTACAACTATTCAGGTGGCCCCTTTAACTATTGGTGGCACTCCATGTAACAACCCTAAGTGTCAACATCCTAATTGTGATGGAACATGTATGCCTGAAGTAGTACAAGCAGTCTATAAAACAAATAGTGAAATACCTAGAGCTTGGAGAAGAACTTATCTTCTTAAACCAGGAAACATATCTACACGTAAACATTGTGATGTAAGTTATACAGACTCTTGGGACAGATATAATCAATCTGCTCTATATGGTCGTGAGTTCACACCTGGATCATCTAGTTATGATTCTTTTGATATAAGAGACAATAAGTTTGTAACCAACTTTAGAAAAGGTATGGTACATCTAGTATTCTATGCTACAGAGTACGACAACACAGGGAACCAACTAGTTCCCGATAACTATCGTGTAAGAGAATACATTGAAGCTTTTATTAAATTTAAAGTATTTGAAACATTAACTAACCAGACAAATGATGAAACTTTTAATCAACTACAAACTAAGTTAGCTTACCATAAGGCCATGTCAGATGAGGCTTATGTATTAGCAGAGATTGAAATAAAGAAACAAACGTCCTACGAAAAACAGAGAAGAGTTATAAGAGATCTTAACAGAAACAACAAGTACGAACTTCCTAACGCTATGTCTCAAGCATCAGGTAGATACTCTAATCTATGGTGGAGACGTAATGGATGGTCTAGTTAATAAATAGTTTATGGCTACTAGAAAAGAAATAGAAGACGCAAAAAAGAAACAAGCTACTGCGGCTAAAAAGGATGATAAAGCTCAGAAAGGGCAGGTAAGATTAGAATATAATCAAGCCACCACTGGTCTTAATATGGACAGTACAATAAACCAAGTTAAGACAGGAAGCCTAACTTATGCTTTAAACGCAACAGTTGAAAACTTTGATTCTAGTTCTGTAAACTATCAAAATGAACCTGGTAACGAACCATGCTTCAGCTTTCCAGATGGTTATGAATTAATTGGAAAGCACACTATCCCCGAGAAAAAGAAAAACATATTCTTCTTAGTAAACCCAGTTCAAGGTAAGAGTGAGATTGGCTTCATGTTTAATAATGATTGTCAATATCAAACTCTTGTAAATGCGGATTGTTTAAACTTTAACCTTAATAATCCTATACATAAAGTAGTACACAGAATAACAAACTGTACTACAGAGATATATTGGACTGATGGATTAAATCCTAGAAGATATCTAGACATAGATAACGTCCCTTACGAACTAATAAGTGGATCACCTAATTGTGGTGATGCAGTGTATAGTAATAATCTTGATTGTAATCAATTAAAGATACAACCTAACTTTAGTATTCCTTTTTTAGATGTAGAAGAAGTAGACAACATTGGACAGTTAACTGCTGGAGTCTACCAGTTTGCAGTACAATATTCAGATGCAGCTGGTAACGATTTAACTTCTTACTACTCTGTTACTAATCCTTGTCCTATTGCTGATCCTTTAATAACCAGTGTAAACTTTGACTACCCTGTGGGTAAGTCTATAAAAGTAAAAGTATTTAATCTAGATACGACTGGACAGTTTGAGCACTTTAACTTAGCTGTAATTAAAACTATAAATAATATTACTTCTGTAGAACTAGTAGGTACATACAGTATAACAGAGGACGCAGAGGATATTATATATACCGGAACAGATCAAACTCCTATTCAATTATCGATTGCTGACATCTTTGAAAAGTATCCATACTATGATGTAGCACAAGACTTGACTTCAGCTCAAGATACTCTGATTTGGAGTAACCTTACTTCAGTAGACAGAATAAACTATCAACAAATAGCTAGTAAAATAACTTTACAGTGGGAAACTTATAGAATACCAGCGAGTGAAAACTATGCTAATGAGCTAAATGCTATAAACTATCGTGGGTACATGCGTGATGAAGTTTATGCATTCGATATAGTATTCTTATTAAAGAACGGAAAACAGACAGATTCATTTCATATACCAGGTCCTGAAAACTTAAATCCTCAACCAGATGTACCAAGTACAAACAATGATTTTATTGGAGAACCAGATTACTTTAGTGCAGGTATAGGATATAGCCAATACTGGAAAATATATAACAACGCTTTTGTAGTGGGAACATCAGCTCCAGGAAATTCATCAGCTAACTACAAAGGACCTTGGGAGTATGGAAACTTTGCATACTGGGAATCTACAGAAGAATACCCATGTAATGATGATGTGTGGGGAGATTTGGCTGGAAAGAAAATAAGACACCATAAGTTTCCAGATGTATTAGTCAGTCCTATTATAGAGAATGGAGAAATAGTATATGATGGAGACAACATTGCTCCTGTAATGCAGGATGATGCAATATTTCCTATAGGAGTGAGAATAGATAATGCTCAGATTTTTAATCTTATACACAACTCTAATCTTACTCAAGAACAAAAAGATGATATTGTTGCGTATAAGATAGTTAGAGGAGATCGTAGTACTAACAGATCAGTAATAGCAAAAGGTATTCTTAGAAATGTAAATAAGTATGTTAGAGACGATGATGAATACTACTACCCAAACTATCCTTACAACCAGGTTAGTGGAACAGATTCTTTTGTACAGGAAAATAACAATGCATGGAATGGAGATGGACAATCTAAACCTTATTTAGTATATCTTCCACCTGATGCAGAGATGGCAGAGTGTAATCCAAATGAGGAAAACTGCGATAGATTCACAATACCTGAACTAGAAAATGTGGGAGTATTTACATACACTTCTGTAAATAATGGAAAAAGAACTGAAGCCTATATAAATAAAGGGTGTGTTATAGAAGTTTGTTCTAGAACAAGACCCGTCTGGTTAAAAGGTAGAATGACCATTGGTCCAGGAGACTATGATGTATGGAGACTTACGTCTGCATGTAGAACTGGTGGATATAGAGCAAGATGGTATAATCCATTTAATAACATAAATGCTGACTTTAATATTAAATCGGAAAGATGGGTGTATGCTTTTTGTGCTTTTGATATAGGGAATGTAGCAGAAGAAAATGTAATTACACCTGTTGACCCCTTACTAGATTACGATAGTATTGATCCATTTGTGTGGTTTGGTGGTAATCAAGGCCTTGATCAATATGGACGTACACATGCATGGAAACCTACAGCTTTTGACCAAGCACCAAACGCCAGTCCTCAGATTGGAATTAACCCCATAGCAAACTCATGTGAAGTGGATGAGGCTGGAAATGTTACAGTAATAACAAACCCAGATTATTTAGTAACAGAAACTGTTGGTGATTTAAATAACACTGGTCAATACACAGCACAAAGTTGTGTGCAACCTGAGGAAGGGCAGGATGAAATAGCATTTGGACTACCTACTAATCCTAATCCAGTTATATGGGCAAGAAATACGGATCTCAATAACCTAGGTCCAGTAGGTTATGAAGTCTTTAGACCTGCTGATAATCTTGATGAGACACTTAATGGAGGACAGTTTTTTCCTGGATTATTTGGTAGATTAGGTAGAAGATCTTGTTTACAATGTGATAAAGATATACCTATTACACCATTAGAGGGATTGGATGCAGAAGAAGCTAAAAACATTTTAGACAAAATGGTGTTTAATTCTCCTGATACATCTTTCGGGCAACCTTTCTTAGGAAGTGTAATAAAACTAGAAAGTGTAATGTTTGGAGGAGGTAAAGCTCACTTTGTACAAGTGGAGGATAATGCTAAGTACAAACTTATTACTAAAGAAGCTCAAGAAGATGCATTAAAAAGTTCAGAAGATATAGCAGATCTTACCAATCCTTTCAATGCTGGAGTTATGTTTACGGTGTATCAATCGTATCTAACTATATATGTAAATGGTATTACTAGAGCTAACTATGGAATGTCTTTCAACTCTAGAGCTAACTACGATTATTCTTTTCCTATTGACAACAATACAGATGGAGGAATAAAACAAAGAGAAATAGATCTGACAAGATATCTCATACCAGGAGTCCAATCATTTAATAACAATGACTATCCTATAAACAACTGGAATAGAGAATCCTCAGTTTATATAAAAACTAAACAGTCTGGTATAAATGATGTTGAAATAGATAACTTCCCTTTACCACAGAATACTCCAAGTTTAGCAGCTCCTGATGGAACTTCTAGTATGGTGGAGTTTTCTAGATTTAATATAGGTGAGGTGGGTAATTGTGATAAACCTGAAAGAGAAGAAGACATCAAAGTTGTTTCCTACTATGGATCAATGAAGAACATTATACCTAATCAATGGGGTCAGATAAACTCGTTTACTAGAATAGATACAGGTTATAATAAATTAGTATCACCTGCATCAGGAAAAGACACATTCTTTGGTGGAGATGTATTCATATCAAGGTTTAGTTTTAAAACTAAATTACCGTTCTTTATAGATAATAGAGTGGGTGCACCTAATGATTCCGATGTATTCTATGATGAACTAGGTAATGTTGCTTATCCTAAGTTCTGGCATTCAGCTAGATCTATTTTATCTGATTATGTTGCTAACGCTGGTAGTAGTGATCAAAAACTTTTAAGAAATATAATTTCTATAAAAGCAAATAACTTTGATTGTCCTAACAATCCAGCTCTATATACATCTGGACCTGGTTCTTTAAGAACATTCTATGATGGATATATGTATTTGTTTGCTTATGGTATTCCTAATTTCTATTGTGAAACTATATATAATACAGATCTAAGACAGGCTTTTAACACTAAGGAAGGAGACTTCTGGCCACATGTAAGTTCAGGTATACCTGATGATTGGTTACAAGAAAAGAATGTACCTATTGCTCAAGACAATACATATTATTATAATGTTACATTCTCTAAACAAAATAAAGAGAATGTATTTAGTCAACTACCTCCTGATTGGGAAGAAGAATTATGTTTTACTTTCTTCCCCTTTAGAGCTATTTACTCTGACACCCAAGGAGATAGTGCAGATAATAAGGTAAATAACTGGTTAGTATACAGAGCCCTTTCTTTCCATGACTTCCCACAGAACTATGGTAATCTTACATCTCTAGATGGAATGATGGACAGAGCTGTACTTGCAAGATTTGATAACAAAGCACTGCTTTATAACAAGTTATTAACAATTGATACTAGCAACCCACAAGCAGCATATATTGGTAACCCTAGATTATTCGATGGAGCTCCTCCTGTAGATTTTGCAGAAACAGATCTAGGTTATGTAGGATCTCAAAACAAGTTCTTATTAAAAATTCCATATGGTGCAGTTACAGCAGATGCTAAAAGAGGACAGATATTCTTAATGTCTGGAGCAAAAGCTTTAGATCTTACTAAGTTTGGATCTGGTGTAAATAGATACATGACAAATCATTTACCGTTTGAGATATTAGAATACTTCCCAGATGTAAATACAGATAACCACTTTGCTGGAATAGGATTACATGGAGTATACGATAGTAAGTTCGACAGGATTATAATAACTAAACTAGACTATATTCCAATTAACGATGAAGTTCAGTATGATGTAGAGGGTAACTATTTCTATATTCAAGAGACTGAGTCTACTAAAAAAGAAGTTTTCTTATTTGATAAAGAATATTTCTGTAATAAGTCTTGGACTATATCTTTTGACTTTAGTACAAAGAGTTGGATATCTTTCCACTCTTACCTGCCTAACTTCTACATTGGAGAAAATAACTTCTACTATTCTGGTATAAATAACTGTTGTACTAATTTTACAGCTATTTTAGAAACTCCAGATAGAAGTAGAATTGATAAAGAAGATCCTCAATTAGAAGTAGTAGTAGGTGAATTAGGACCTCCAGTGGAGCTAACAACAACTACCACTACAACTGGTAATCCTTTATTTACAACAACTACCACCACTGCATATGTTCCAGATTGTGACTTTGATATTGCACTGGTAGAAGAGTTGGGTTGTGAAATAGATGGTGTAGGATACATAACAGTACCCGACCCTACAACTACAACTATATGCTCTAGACCAAGTGGACTAAATGCAAATTATAGATTTGTAGAAGGATATCAAACAGTGGGAGGATCTCCAGTTATAACTAATCAAACACTACAGAATGCATGTGCTGCACAGTCGTTAGTTGCAGGATCAGCAGGAGCAGTGTTACCTATAAGTTTCCCTGTAGAGTTTGATGCCCCTTCTACTGAGGCATCACAAGCTCCAAACTTACTAGGAAAAATAGTATATTTCTTATCAGATAATAGTTGTAATGTAGTACCAGATGGATGGTATAGTTTAACTTTAGAACAAGACCCAGGTGCAATTGTAGGATTAGGAACAGTATACTATATTGTAGATGGACAAGTGGTAAATGTAGAAGAGTGTACTACTGTTACAACAACAACTACTTTCTATACAGGAGAACTGGAAGAATGTGCAGGATTATTATTGAACACGTCAGCTAACGAAGTACGAATTTATAATACACGAGGGGAAGGTCAACCAGACTACACTCCTGACGGACAGCCTTTAAACTTAGTTGGATATTATACTCCTGTTTTAATTCCTGGACTTCCAGTAGATTCTAAACCTGCAGTGGGACCAAGTACACTATATGCTTGGAACGGAACTGTATTTAAGAAATGGAATATAGATACTACAAACTGGAGTGCAGTGGCAGACACAGATGTAACACCAACTGCATTTACTTCTACAGCTGGATTAGTAGCTAAAGATGATGACACCTTAATCGGAATAGATACATCTTTAAA